AATAGTGCTATCTACATACCTTAAACTTAATACAAGATATGCTGTGTCTATTGTTAAATCTTCAGCAGCACCCATTATGTTACTACTATTACGACCAATCGTATTATTTGTATTACCAGCTACCTCACTTATTCTAACTTCATCACCTACACTTGGAGAGGAAGGTAAAGTAAGAGTAATACTTGAGCCATTAAGATAGTAATGATTATTTTTTGATGCTGTAGTATTGCTTGTTACTACATTAGTTGTAAAACCAATTCCTGTTAATGCAGAACCATCACCGCTAAATGACGTTGCAGTAACAGCACCTGTTACATCTAATGGTTTGTTCATTGTCCATTTGTCACCAGTAGAAGCATAGTTAAATGTGGCACTTGCTCCATCTACTGTAAGTCCAGCACCGTTTGCAGCCGCAGCATTAGCCGCACCAGAGGCCACAACAACATTTAAATCATCTACTGTTAATGTCGTACTATTTATAGTCGAGGTAGTACCGTCTACTTGCAAATTCCCAGCAACAACAAGCGTACCAGTATTATCGCCATGCGTTGCTGGATCTATTGTAAATGTTGATGGGCCACGTAAGTAGCCAGATAAGGTAGCATTTGTACCGCTTATATCACCAGTAAATGTTGCTCCTGATAACTGAGCATATCGAGCATCTGAATTAGTTTTATTGTAGTGATCTGCTAACTCAAAAGTGCCATAGCCCACAATACCAACTATATCACCACTTGTTGCTGCACTACCTAATGTAACTGATGTACCATTTGTTGCAGTAAAATCGGCTGGATCAAGACGAACACCGTTTAAATATACGTCTAAAAAACCAGCATCATATGTTGCCGGAAAAACTGTAGTAGATCCAGTGTAACTTCCAGAGCTTGTGCCAACTACATAATTAGATCTGTCAGTTGTGCCGTTTACACTTGACCCAGCGTTTTGAAAACTAGAACCATTGTAAACTTTCATTGTATCGGTAGATGTATCAAACCATAGCAAACCCTCGGTAGGAGAGCTAGGCGCACTAGCACTAACTACATACTGATTACCAAATGAGTTTACAGAAGTAAGATTATTAGCAACAGTATTAACGTTAGATATTGAGCCACTAACATTGCTCATTGCCGTAACATTTGCAGACGTACCAAGAATTGCCATATCCGCAACAACATCAGAAGTGCCAAGTATTGCCATATCTGCAACTGCATCTGCTGTACCTAAGATGCCCATGTCTGTAATTACACTTGATACACCAAGCAATCCAATTTCTGTTGTGACGGCTGACAGAGCATTGATAGCAGTCGTATCACCAGCAACTGTGCTTACTGCGGATGAAATTCCAGCGACCGTAGAAATGTTATTTGTAGGGCTTATTTGACCAGCCACTGTATTTACGTTTGTTATATCGCCACCAACATTATTAACATTAGTGATCGACCCAGCAACAAGCCCTATGTCTGTTGCATCTGCGTTAACTGCATTTATAGCTGTTTGGTCTGAGGACGTAGGCGTTGTACGTAGCCACGTAGTCGTACCTAAGTTGTACACCATTAACACATTATTAGTCGTGTCAAAAAATAATGCGCCATCAATAAGCGCGTTTCCGTCGTTGTCGGTCGTTGGGTTGCCACCTGACGTTGACTTTGCGCCTAAGTACCTATCATCAAAATCGTCAAAACTTGCTGCCGCTGATGTAGCTGATGCAGCCGATGCAGTAGCCGAATTCGCGCTATTAGTAGCGCTTGTAGCCGCTGCTGCCTGAGAAGCAGCCGATGCAGTCTCTGAAGCGGCTGATGCAGTTTCTGAAGCCGCCGCCGCAGTAGCACTTGCAGCCGCTGCGGTTTGTGCAGTAGTTGCCGATGCAGCATCTACGATAAGATCGTATTTTGCACTGTTAGCATTTGTTGTAAGAGGTTGAGAACCAGAACTAGTATGCGCTGTGTTAACTAAAAATATGTTATTGGTGCTTGTGTCTTTTACTAAATCTCTAGCATTGTAAGAAGTGCTAGTTGCCCAATTACCGCGAAAGGTTCCTAATTCTTGTGCTATGGATAAGTTACCAGAACTATCAAAACTAAATAGTTTGTTAGCTCGGTCTGTAGCAGATACCGTAAATTCTGAGTTAGATATTACGTTTGTACGCGATCCTTTAATAGCACGACTAAGTTCCTCTTCATGCTTTTGCGTCATAAACACTAACTTATCTAACGCCTCTTCTAAGCTTTCAGCTGGAAACGGATCGTTAGCAACTAAGTCTAAACCTTGTGTAAGTGGTTGCTCGCGCAAAATCACTACAGTAACACCGCTTGCCGGAGCCGTACCAAATACAACATTACCGCCACTAGCCGACCCTACGCCTGTAACTGTATAGTGTGTTGTTATAGTCTGGACAGTTTCTGTTCCATCAGCTGCGCGCAAGATAACTGTAAGATCATCTTGGTCAAATATCTTAAAACTATAAGCAAAGGTAGTAAGCGAACCGTTACCACTAAAACTAACTTTACTTGTACTACTACTTACTGTCATAGCAATTCCTTACCTTGCTGCCCTAATACCATAATTTAACCTAATTGTGTAGTGTTTCATTGAAACGCTTTTGAAAAACGTGGCGCTCTTGTTGGCGCGGTATCACCTTGACCCCACCAGTACGTTTGACCGTAGTCGCGCAAATATTTTCTTTCAACTCTACGAAACTTTTGTTGTGCTTTTGGATCAGTCATAAGCTGTAATTGATCCCATACTTTGCGTTCTAATGCTAACCTTGCATACCACAAAGAAGATCCCGGTAAATATCTTTGCGTAAACTTAACAAGATCGCTTGCTACTTTAGGGTCTGTTCCTGTTGCTGCATCAACTAAATTTTTTCCAGTTAAATTATACAGATCTTGCCCAAAACTAACTACTGGACCAGCTAATGTTTCTGCAAATCCACCGCCAACTCTATTTGTACCAGACGCTAGGAAATCACCAAATATACCTAAACCGCCACCTTGCAACATAGCAGCTGCCCAAAATTTTAAAGTTTCTTCTGTGTCACCTGTCATTGGACGCGGATCACGACCTTTTGCAATTTCTCGTAATTGTAAAGCTAACGCTCCCATTAGAGTTGTAGAAATTATTAAGTTTGCAAAATACGCTCCTTTAGTGCCAGCTGTAGGCAAGTTAAATCCACGCATAATATGAGTGTTAAAAAGTGTAACACCAAAATTTTTATACATTGCAAAAGATCTTGACAGTTCACCCCTTAAAGTACCGGGTCTTGCATCACCTGTTAAAAATGTTCTGCCACGTAATGAATTAGATGGAACTGCAAACTCTGTTTCTGTGTTTATCATTTCTAAAAAACGTTGTGATATTCTTTCGCGCAACCCTTCATCAAGATCTGTACGTCCAGCAACATCTGACGGTCTTATAAATTTAGCACCCTCCTCATCATACGGCGTTGTTGATCTTATAATATCCCACTCGCTTTCGTTTAGACCGTATCGTTCCATTGTGTTTTTAAATGCTGGGTCTAAATCATCAAATCTTTTAGTTGCATTGCGACCTACAGTACCCATAAATTCCATACCAAAAGCCCAGCGACCAGCTGTTGTTAGAGGCGACAATAAAGAAGCGCGCATGACAAAATCAGATATACGTCTAGTTATTTCTGGACCTGACATATCTCCTACAAAACGCATTTGCCCGGCAGCTAAAGTTGTCCATCCTTCTGCAATAAGCCCACTACTTATTGCTAACTCGCCACGTTCTTTTGCATTTAACGGATTTAATTGTTGTAAATACTGTTGCATTACATTTGTTTGTCGCAATCCTGTGAATTGCCTTGCCATGCGATTAAAATTTATATCTGTTAGTGCGGCTATAGAAGTAGAACCAAGCATAGCGGATTGTAATGTTTGTCGCAGCCCAGCTAAAGTTGATGCAACACGACCATCTATAGGCGCGTTATTTCTGCCTGTAACAGCTGAATACAATTCATCTATTCTTAAATTAGTTTTTCGTGCTTTGTTTTTTAAAGTTTCGTTAGCTGTTAAGTTTGCTTTGTTTGTTAAAGTGTCTTTCATAAACGATACTGTTGCACCCGGATTAGGACCAAGTATTTCAAGTAACGCAATATCACGCGACATATTTTCAATATGGCTTATCATAGTATCAAATACGTTTGCATCACCGTATTGTTTTTGGTATTCAAACCATTGTTCACCATTTTTAAAAGCTAAAAATCTATGGTCTTGCATCCTGTTACTTAAAGATTTTCCAACTGTAGATCGACCGGGTTTTGCTTTATTTGCACCTTCGGTTTTTATAGTTTCATAAACTTCTCGTAACGCGAGTTCTAAACGACCAGCATCCCTTATAAACGGTAAACCTGTCTGTTCATCTACCATTTTTTCTAAATCAAGTTTATCAATAATATCATCGCGCCATTTATTGTAACCAGCTTTAATTATCTTTGCTGCGTTGTGTCTTTGCGGCAACCCCCAATCAGGACGCAAAGGTATGTTGCCACCAGCGCGGTTAAATTTTTTACGCAAATATTCTGCAACTGTTTTCCAAGCTTTTGCCATTTCCGCAGCACTTCTATTGTTTGTAGATGTGCCAAATATTTCTTTTGTTAAATCTTCAAACGTTGCTTTTTCTCGTACTTGTCCTATTACATTACGGCGAAACGTACTTAACACTTGCGAAAATTCACTATATGCTAACCCTTTTATGGCGTTTTCTCTTTGAACAATACTAGAAAACTTTGACATTCCATCTTGTTCAAAATGCGCCAATGCAGCAGCAAACATATTTTCTCTACCTAATCTATCCCTGTATTGATTTTGATTTAAACTTATTTGTTGCCATGCTTTTGCTTGTAACAATTTTTTGCGTTTTTTTTCGTACACATTTTTTTCTGTTGCTTTAAAAGTATCGCGTCCAGCTTGTTTAGATGCTGCACCCGGACCCATTGTCTTTGAATAACTATCAAACAAACCATCATATATATTCAACATATCAGTAGCTTGTTTGTCAGTAATCGTACCTTCAGCTTTTGCGTTTACTATACACTCTCGTAAACTCATAATGCACAATCCCTTAATCTATCCAACATACGTTGATCTTGTACAAACTCATCTTTTAGTTGACGAATACTTTGCGCTTCTGCTATAACTTCATCGGTTTCATCATCAATAGTTCTTCCTGTTGGAACTTCAAAATCATCGTCAAAGTTGACTTTTAGCTCTTCTAACAATATACTTTCATCAGAGGTATCCATGCGATTTTTTCTAATAGACGGATCCATACCAGCCATAGAAACATCACCCGGTTCTATGATTGGACTTTTTAAAGGATCTTGGGGTCCAGTATCAGCTGATCGTATACTGTCGGACGAGCGTTCTCCAGAGGTTACACGCGAAATGGTATCTTCTCTAACCGCTAGACTTGGCGCAGATATGCCGTCTGACGTTTGATTATCTAGTATAGTTACCCAACTTTTTGATAATTTACTTTTTACTTGACCGTACAATTCAAGCATATCATTTACAGCTTTATCCCTATCTTCTGGTTTTGTTTTTCTACTTCTAGAAATGTTGTATAATGCAGTGCCTTTTGCCTGTTTTGCTTCAAGCATACCGGGTGCCCATATCTGCACTTCACCAATTTGGTTATCATCAAATATAACCATCAGCTTGCGATCAAAATATCCTTCGTTCGTAAACTTGTATCCTTCATCAACTAATTTAAATCTTTTTGATAGCTCTTCTATAAACTCTTCTGCTATTTCATTTGTATCAGCTGTAATACCGCCACGCGCTGCATCTGTAATACTATCTAAATCGCCGTTGTATTTATCATTAATTTTTTCTTCAATACGTTGACGTGTTTTTACTTTTGCTTTTTTTTGTTTTGCACCAGATTTTGTACTTGCGTCTGCAATTGCTTGTGTCAGTAAACCATGATTTACGTTTGCTCTAGAAACAATTTCATCAATATTAACAAAAGCTTGTTCATTTTTTAATTGAATTTCTAACGCTTTAGCTTCGGGAAAATCTAAATCATTTAAACGAATTATTTGTTGCTCTGGAATTGCAATCGGCGTTTTAGATTTTTCTTTCAAATTATCTTTAGTATTTATTGCGCCCATTACATCGTTGTCTAAACCACTTAATTGTTCAGCTTGACCTGTGCCAAACATTTCACCAAAAGCATCTAGCTCTTCTGTTTCCGCATTTGATCGTACAGTAGGGATTTCTTCTGGAGTGTCGAAATAGCGTCCAGCATCGCTAACCTCTGCGCGATCAAACTCACCATCTGAAATCGCTCGTCTGACATCTTCGACAAAGCGCGCTGTAGCGGCGTTGTAGTTTCCTGTTTCTTTTGCTTGCCGCGCTGCGCCTGTGAGCGCATCTGAGAGGGTGCCTTTGCGGTTCGCTTGGCTTTGGAGGAGCGAGATTGCTTTGCCATCGTTTGTTGCCCTTCTTTCGTTAGCTGATTTAGCTAATTGGTTTCCTTCATCTTCTAATCTATCGGCATTTTTAATTAAATTTTGAAATGCGTTTTTATCTTTGCGTAATTGTTTTTGCGCCCGGTCCAACACTTTTGCGCGTTCCGCAAACAAGCTTTGCGTTAATACTTCCTCACCAAATAAATTTTCTTGCGTTTCAGTAACAACGTCTGTTTCGCGTACTTGACGCACTATTGCTTCCGCTTGAAACTCATTTGACGGTTCCGTTTTGACCAAAACATCGAGCGCTGCTTTTTGCATAGTTTCATTATTTGGCATTAAACGACCAACAATAGCTGCGTAGTTTGGTGCAATTATTTCATTTTTAACCATGCCCCACGCATCATTAGACAGCACAGATAACTCTTTTGCTTGTTTTACAAATGTTGATCTAGGCGGCAAAGCACCAACTTTATCAGGCGCAATTCTCAAAATTTTTGCTGCATCTACAACATTACCTGATTTCATAGCAATGTTAACTAACGCACCAGCAACAACTGCATCATCTGGCGTAATTCCATCTACTTCACGTATTCTGTACCCTAACATCCGTATTTTTTGTGATGGGTCGTTTGTCATTATACGCTTTGCTAAACCCAATCTTTGATGACCATCTGCAATGAACAGACGCCCATCGGCGTACTCGTAAACCATAATAGTTTGCGCCATCATAGGGTTCCATTCGGTTACATCTTGTAAACTATCCTTGCCCGAAAGAACGCCAAATTCATCACCACCCTCTTTAAATTGAAACGTTTTCGCATCAACTCCAATTTCGAATGGATCGAACTCTTCAAATATTTGTAGGTTTGTTGCTTCGTTTAAATTATCCGGCACTTCAATTTGCGATTGAGTAGCGTCTGATAAATTTGGCATTTTACCATCACTTATAGCAACAGTAGCTTTGTTTAATCTTGCTTGATGTTCCGCTTGCCCTAATGGTGTTTTTACAAACGGATTACTTTCCGCTGAAGAGGTTGCAACTTCCTCTAATATTTCCGCAGCTTCTTGAATGTCCGTTTTTTTTGGTGACGCTCTTGTTAAAACCTCAACACCTTTTTGCGCTTGCTTCATCGTGAGTTTTACTGTTTCACCACCAACTTTTATAACTACTGGAAAAGCACCACCAATAACAGCGGCACTACCAACGTTAGTTATAAAATCTTTCCAATCGTAATCTAATCCAAGACTGTCATACCATTCTTTTACGGCTGGTTGCTGGATAGCTTCTACTGTTGCGTTTGTAAAAGCTTCACCAATTACAATCCCAGAAAAAGTATTTTTTAATCGCAATGCCGGAATAGCCATACTTAATTGGTTAATCGGATCTTCTGCACCAGCTGCTAAACCACCTAAAAATCGTGATACCGTAGGCGCAACACCGGGGGATCTTTCTGTTATTTCTGCAAGTTCTGCGGTTTCTTCTTTAAATTTTTCTCTTGCTGCTTCAGCCCATGAATTATCTCTATCAGGATCTAAAACAGAAACAACTAACTCGTCTGGTAACTTATCACGATTATCACGCACATAGCTTTCTACATCTTTTACATAACGATCATAAAAAGACTTTTGATTTATTAATGGATAGCCTTGACCTATTTCTAAAATATTAGGACGCAAATACGAACCGGGATTATCAAAAGATTTACCAGTAATATCTTTAATTTCTTCAACAATAGGCTCCCACGCTTCTTTAATAAAACGTTCTTTAGACGAACCACTTTGCATAAGACCAGCGTCAAACGATTTAGTAAAGTTTTCTAACAACGTTCCTTGCGGTTTGTTTGTTCTTTTTACAAAAGCAAAAGCTGAAGCATTAACGCCATCTGGTAAATAACTGGACATTATTCTCTTTCCAATTCAATTTTTGCCATTCGTTTAATATTACCAATAACCATATTATTTACTGATATATTATTTTGTTTTGCCCATTCTTGTATGTCATAATCTTCCAATATCTCTACTATATTTTTTACAGAATAATCATTTTTTAATTCGTCAAAGACGCGAACAGAATACTTGGCTTCTTTTTTCTCATAACTCTTTTTATCGTAAGAGGGTAATTGAGCAAACTCATATTCTGTAATTAAAAAATCGCCGTTTAATTTTTTTGTATTTTTAGCTTGATTATTAGGTACAATTTTTTCTACTTCTTGTTCTACAGCTTCTGCCGTAAGACCAGCCGCACTAACCTCTTGATTACGAGAAGATACCGTTTGCGATCTTTCAGCTTTTACTAAATCTTCTATAGTAAATCTTATGTCCACATTGTCAGTGTCAGTCATTATTCCATAATCAGTAGCACCGAATTTATTATGCGTTATTGTATAAAGAATTTTGCCGTTTTCACGCCCTACAGTTGCTAATGTATAATTACTATCAGTCTGTATTGCTTCAAACAATTCAGCGTCAACCATACGTACTTCGTTGTTAAAACGTGAATTTTGTGTAATTGCGCTAAAATTTTCTAACGTTATATTTTCTAGTGCGTTTAAGACTGTTTCTTTTGTTTGGTTAACTGGTAAAATTGTTGTGCCAACATCACCAGCCGGACCACGCAAGTTTACAATTCCAATACTATCAAGATTTTCATTGCTTCTTACATTACCGCCAACGGCAATAGTAACTGCTTTTTTCCATAAATCAGCTTGGTATGACCTGTCTCCTGTTCTTGAAATAACTTCTGCATAATATCCTAAAGCAACTTGCTTTACATTTTTTTTCAGTTCAGCGTTAAGTCTGCCCGGCAACAATTCATAGGCGCTTCCGATAATATTAAACATTTCTTCTTCTGCATCTGTCATAAACGCGCCCTCAATCGGCGCGCCGTTAGCTGCTATCTCTTCTAATCCTTTAAAAATAATTTCTGCTTCGGGAACTAAGCCATCTGATATTAATCCAGCAACGTGCATTGTTATCGGGGCATCGCCTGATAATTGTTGCAATACATCATTGTTATATCTACCGAATAATTTTTGAATAGAAAGAACGCCACTTATTTTTTCAGCGGCAGTACCACCTTCTAACATACTTGAATACTTAACAACATCGTCCGGCGTTAAAAATTTTATTGGACCTTCAAGTTCGTAATGACCATGTATTGCAATTGCATCAGTAATTCTTTTTGGAATACCAGTGTTTTCTAATGTTGCGCCCGGTCTGTCTAAACGCCCAGCTTCCATTGAGCTTTGTATTGCCTGTGGAGATAAATCTATTGGAGTTATATCTACCGACCCTACCGTAGACGCATATCCTATAGGATCAGATTTAAGCTGTTTCTCCATGTCAGCTTTAAAACCGCGCAAAAACTCAAGACCTAAAGTTGCGCGACCTTCAGTAATACCCGGCGCTTCTAAGCTTTGTATTAAATCATTAATACCTTTTGCGTTACTAACACCTTTTACTGCTTGAGAAAGATTGTTTAAAAAACGTAAATCAGCAAGACCCTCAGTAGTTAAGGTTTGGTCTGCGTTATCTCCAAAAGGCATAGATTGCTGCGCTTGTGCTTCTAACGTTTCTATATATCCATCAGGAAGCGATAGACCTTTTTGCAACATTGAAACGCCATCAGTAATTCCTTTTTTTGTTTCTTCAAGAATTTGCTTATTAACTCTTTCGAGTTTTTGTTGTTCAGCTGACGGAGCATCAAAAAACGCTGCACCAGCGCCAAGACTTTGCAATAGTTTTGCCGCATCATTCATCGGCAACATTTCCAGTAAACCGATCTGCATACGCCCGGCTCCACTGTTAGCTAACACAGTTTCCCTACCAGCTGCCCTTTCAGGTTCTGGTCTACTTTGCAGTTGTTGTAGCTCTTTCAGAGTAAGTCGTAACTCTTCTAAGTCTTGTACAGGAGTACCGCTACTATTCAATGCTGCACGTATATTGCCAAGAATACCATTGTACAAAGCATTGTACTCTTGTTTTTTTAATGCACCGGGATTGCCTAATCCTAACTGTGCAAGCCTAACAGAGTTAATGCCAAAGTTATTTGCGTGAAGTTTTGCTTCGTTAAGTTCTTTAGAATTTGCAATGTTTTGCGAAAACTGCGTTGCTGCATCGGCTCTTGTTTTTTGCGTAGCTGCATCAAGCTTTGTATCTATTGCACCGCGTAAGCTATACCGATAGGTTAGCTCCATTTGATTAAAACGGTCAGTTAATACTTGTTGACTACGCGGATCGGTAACACCGTCAAGCAAACTTTCTCGCGCTGTTTTAGTAGCTAACGCCCACTGGCCTTCTTCTGGATTACCACCTTCGTTGAAAACTGAACCAAGTTCACTTGGATCAACTCTAGACAATCTGCGCGCATCTTCCCGTAAGGCTGTTTCACCAGCTAATAGCTTTTGGTTAATCTGCGCTTCTCTTGCCGCTTTATATCGTGTAGCAGCAAACTCACCAATCTCTTTAGTAGCAGCTGTAAACACACTTGCTTTAGCTTGTGCCTCTCTAATAAACGGCGCTGCACTTGCTCTTGCTCTAAAACTACGCCCCGGCGCTTCGCCTGTAGGTGTGCTACCAGCACGATAGATAGGTATACGCATTTATATTTACCCTTTATTAAGCAATTCTTAAATAGCCAGTATCAAAACCAATACGCGCAGCGGAACCAAAACCAGCTATCAAGCTTGCCGTACCTTGCGATCTAAGCGCCGCCGCAGACGCGCCAGCTTCCATACGCGATAACTGCGCTGTCAATCGCGCATCTTCTTGGGCATCGTTTATTTGCATATTAGTTACGTAGTTATTAAACTTATCTACAGCGATTTCAAAATCACTTTCTCGACCATTTCTACGCAAAACTTCCATAGGTGTGCCAACTGCAATATCAACACCAGCATAAGCGAACCCAGCTACAGCTTGACCTTGCGCTTCACGAAACGCCATACGTTTACGCTTGTTAGAAATAAGCACATTATTGTTAATGATAGTACGCTGATTTTCTAATAAATTTACGTCACGCTCAATAATTTGTGCGTTAAATTCACCAACACGCCGCGCAGCTTCTGCCGCTTTGTTAGCAGCGTTTTTTTCTGCTATACCGCCAGCAACTTGCGTACCCATCATTATTAATGGCAGTGCTTCCATTTTGCGTACCTTTCGTAATCTAAACCATCTGGTCCATATTTGTGCATTACACCTTCGCTTGTAAAACCTAAAAACTTTGCAAGCTTATGTGCATTTGTAAAATCTGATCTAACAACAGCTTGTACTCTTGTCAGTTTCAGTCTAGTTATTGCGGCATCTAACTCACGTTTAACTAAACGTATTGTTTGTATCCGCTTATCTTGCATTTCTCGCGTAGGCAAAAACCAAGCTTCTGCTACACCTTCCCATACAGGCGCTAGACCTGTTACGGCGTAAACTTTGCCATTGTCTATAAGTGCCAAGCCTCTGCCCGGTTGCAAATAAACAGGCATGGCAGAAAGAACTAAACCTAACTGCGAATTGTTTTGCAACGGAACACGATCCGCTACATCTAAAACGTGAACTTTACTAAGTGGTCTTGCTATCATTTATCAAAAGTATTCATCCTCGGATACAGTGCTAATACTGTCAAAGGTAGTGGCTGTGTTTGTTGTAAGTATATTCTATCATCATCATCAAAGCCACCCGGAAACTCGACATCTTTATCGCCGGAGAAAAGAGGAACCGCTGTATCCATATCCATAGAACTGTCTCGGAAAAATATACGATCCGTTTCGGAACTATCGTTACCTACTTCTACGCCCACTGTTTCAAATAATCGTACTGTAATACCGTGTATTCTTTTCGGTTTACCCTGACTTGTTCCGTCAGAAGATCCACTTTCAATCCGCAACGTTTGCATATTTGATGTATACCCATACCCAATAGCAGCGGTAGTTGCAGAGAAATCCAGTGCTATAGACGCGCTTGATACTGCTTTATTTGCATGACTTGCGCCGTTAGCAAGCACAGAAACCGTTTCACCTTCTAAATGATACAGCGTACTAAAACTGCTTACCGCACTGCCCGAATACGAAAGACCGCTATCTACAAAAAATGCAGACGTTGTATTACTACCAAAATCAAAATTCTTCATACGTTCTACATATCGCCGGGTTACACTATTGATAGTGCGTTTGACAATCATGTAAAGCTCGTCATTGCCTGTGTCCGTAGGTAATGTTGCAATGCTTTCGACTACTGCCGAACCGCCGCTAAACGTGCCACCTATAGTATGTTTGTGCCACGCAACAACTTCCTCTTCACGCCGATACGTTAAACCTACTAACGCACCATCTGCACGTATAGCCCATACTATGTTTTCTGGCTCTTGTTGGTATGCAAAACTTTCTAAGCCACCTTCAGTAATATGTTCTGCTAAGACTGTTAGATCTGGCGCTTGATACCCGGCAGTGTTTACTTCACCAATGTACTTAAACTCTCGCACTTTTCTATTGCCGCGTTGCAGAAACAACGTAACATCTGCAACCTGTACAGGCTCTGTATTAGCCGATCCGTAGTTAGAATACTTACGAATTTGCGTTGTAGTCGGCGTAATAGGACCATTGTTTGTGGTTGTCAGCACGTATTCGCCGCCAGAAGTACCTATAGTTAACACTCGCGTTGCTGATAAATACCTTATATTGTTTACTTGGTTTGATGCAATCGTGTAAATAAGTGCATCATCAGCGTTTGTTCCTGTAGTAAAGTTAAGATAATCTGCACTTTTACTAAACCAAAGTGTTTGAGGATTGTTGTTTGTTGCTGCAAAAACTAACCTTTGCTCAAAAAACGTAACAACACTTGGGTAATTATCAGTACCTGACAATGATGGGTTGGGCGATCCTGTAATTGTTGCTGTGGCAAATGTCCAAGCGTTGTGGTTTGTACGCGATAAAGTACGAATTGCATAGCTTGGATGTACAAAATACATAATATCTGCACTTTGCGCGAAACGTAAATCAAATATATCAGCCGCTGCGTATGGCGTTGCTACTTCAAATATTTCATCTACTGCACCGCCAGAGGTATATGTTGTAAAGTTTGTTGTGTTAATGTTGTTGCCAAACAAATCTTGCAACGTAAATGTATTTGTTGTGACGTTAGCTACCTTGTAGTTACGACCATTAAGTTCTGTCATGCCACCAACATTATCTAAAAATATTTCATCACCATTGCTATAGCCATGAGAAGATATTGTTACTACGCCGGGGTTTGCTTTTGTTACAGCTGTAATGTTTTGTGCCGATCCTTTTAAAACTTGAGAACCGTTGCGATACACACGCATAACTTGATCCCCAAACACAAGTATGTATGTATCTGTTGTTTTAAATTGAAATGGTATAAGCCTACTCTTTACACTGCTATCTTTTACAGTACCGAGATACTGCGTACCCGGTCTACGTGTAACGCCGCCGTGTGGTTGCACCACCATGTTAGTTAAATCTGATAAGCCAGCCTTGTACTTCTCTAGCGTAATACGCCCTTCTAAGCGTGGCGATATTTCACCAGCTGTAAATGTACTTAATGAGGGTGCGGATCTCGCCATTACAATCTTGCCTCAATAAAATCATTAGCTTCAATACGCTCTGGCGCACCTTCTGTTGCGTCTTGAAACGTACTCTCTTTAAGTTTTCTATCGTAATCAGCTGCCGCTAACTGCCGTACCGTAGTAGATCCTGTAATTGCATACGATATTTCATACGCCAATCTAGCTGCTAACGTTTCTATTAGCCCAGCATCGTACTGTTGTGGGTCTGTAATTCGCGCAACATACTTGATTTTTGCAGTACCTTCGTCCGTTAATAGCTTCCGACCTTCAATAATAAACGCCGGAGTATCGCTATTACTTCGCATATTATCAAACGGAAACGTTAATGTGCCGTTGCTAAACTCTAAAACGCGCAAACAAAATGGATCTGTAGGTAACGCATACTGCTTACCGTAGCCATATGTCGGCGCTGTGCTTTCTTGTGCTAGCTCTGCCCTACGAATTAAACAATTCCACGGATGCGATCTAAACACACTATCCCTTACCGCTTCGTATCGCTGGTTAACAATGCGCGCTGGTTTGCTGTTTTCATCTAGCGCAGTAATATTAGATGCACCTAAACTGTTTAGCGCATAGTTAGCAATATCAACGGTACTTGTCATTCTCTATCTCCAATAAAAAAGAGGGGGCGCAAACGCGCCCCACTCTATTAGTCAACCACATACTTGATGGTTAGTTCAACAGTACCAGTGCCAGCAGCGCCGCCCATAGTAACCGTGATAGGAACGCCATCTTCATTAGCATCTAACTCTGTGCCAGAGCCTAGAGCCAGCGTAGCGATAATGTCTACCTTTTGCGCTGATGTAGAAGCCGCAGCTGCTTTATAAGCTGCCGCTGCCGCGCTTACCGCTGTACCAGCTGCGTTAGTATGTGCAGCGTAGCCAACAGACAAGGTTGTAGATGAACCCATTGCATCGTGTGCAAGTGATCCTTCTAGCAATCTAGCGCCATCTGGAAGAATAAACATTTCAATAACGTCACCAGACGCTAATGAAGATGCTTCGTATGTGCCATGAGCAACGCGGATACGTCCACCTAGCTCATTTGCTTTGTTCATCACGGCTGGAGTAGCGCGTGAATTAGTGCGTTGGGTTGAATAAACAGTAGCCATTAGTCAGTCTCCTTATTCGTTACACGCAATTTCTACTACTTTTTCTTCTTCCATGCGAGTTGCCCCGATGGACTGACAGTAATAGACTTGCGTTGAGTATGACTTATCGGCACGTTCATCAATCCGAGCAGACGGTTCTTTACCGATTGCCAGCTTGATACCGTCACTGGCAAAAGCAATAACCTGACGGTCACTGTTGCTGTCAGTGTTCAAACGATTAGATACGATAAAGTTAAAACCAACAAATGAGTTTAGATCACCTGTTGCCAAAGCTTTTACAGTATTAAAATCACTTGACGTTACGGTTGTATTGTTAAGCAAATCAGAGATCTGCTTTGGCGATACAATAATATGCCGCGTGATGGATGGGTCAACACTGTTGCTATCTAAGATTTCTTTAGCACTTAGAAGTTTTGCAATAGTTAACCCGGCGCTACCATGTGCAATTTTCTGCGTTGATGGAAGCGTTGTAGAAGTGCTACCATCTTTACCAGTAGTTGCTGTGCCAAGAGCCGCAGTAATGATTACATCATCCATTGCTCTGCCCATAGCCGCCGCCGCTGCTTGAGAATAAGTAGATGTTGGATCGGCAAGCAAGCGCACTTTGTCTTGATCGTCAATCAAATCTGCATATTCATAATCAGCCATAGTTACCATACGTCTACTATGTGGTGTTTCCACCAATGGCGTATCCGCATGGCGTGAGGTTCGTAGAACAGCTGCCGCTGCACCTACTTGATCGAAAAAAGCTTTTTCACCGTTCACACTCTCACTGTCAACTGCATTACGCAGCAACGAACCCTTTTGCTGTGATAGCATCTGGATGTTCGCGGAGAACTGTTGAACAAAAGCTGTAGTTATTTGAGTAGACATAAGTCTCTCCTTATTACAGTTTCAGTTAAAGTTTGCTGCGCTTCGGTTATCCCATAAGGGCCAATGCTACTAATTAGGTTAGCTACTCCGCTTGACGCACAAGCTTGACGTTCTGGGCCTTTCGGTTATCCAGCAAAATAAGTACGCAAATGCAAAGCTTCATCAATATAGTTTTGATGTTCGGCATGGAATTTATCCCAATAAGGAGATCCTTGCGCGACTATCTCATTATATCGCTGTCTTGCGTCTTGCGAACTCATAACTACTTCAGTCGTTTCACCGACTAAATTATCTTCCCCTAGAAGTTCAGCCATCTTATGAAACGCCCTAACGATTGCCGGGTGATCCCCTAACAATCTACCGTCTGCTAGCTGTACTTCAGAAAAAATCTTTAAATCATCTTCACTCATAACAGTCTGTGACGCTGACCTTGCCATTTCTAACCGTTGGTCAAAATGATCGCCAAACTGTTGTCGTAACTCTTGCTCCCCGGAAAAACGTATTTCTTCTGCGCGTTGCTCTAAAACTTGCCGACCATTGTTAACTTGCTCTTGATACAAGCCAGCAATCTCTGCCGCTTGTTTGTTTGACAAGCCTAGCTCGTAAGCTTTGTTGCGAAAGGCATCAAAAGACGCTTCGTCAAAGACTTCCGTTTGTTCTAGCTCATAACCACCCGGATCTTGTGGAGCGCCTAGTTTTTGATAAACTGCGCGCCATTCATCTGGCGTAGCAGATTGACCGGGTATAACTACCTTATCAGCGCCGATCATTCTCTGCGCGCTAATATGGCTTTTTGCTAGTTCGTTTGCACTTGTAAACTTGTTTATCAAAGGATCTTGCTGATACGTTTCATCTAACGCATCAAGCCAATTACCTTCGCTTACAGGTTGTGCAACTTCTTGTTGTGCAACTGGCTCCTGTGCTACAGGCTCCGCTGCAACTGTTTCAGCGACTTCTTGAGGTCCAGCATCTTGGGTTGTCTCTTCGCTCATTTAATTTCCTATCCTTGTTTTTTTCCTTCAGTCAACATACTGACGATCAATAGTATTGCTGCGCGTTGACCTTCTTGGAAAGCTGATTGATGGGGATCGCCAGAAACAAAAGTGGTTGTCTCAAAAGCAAAACGCTTTTTAAGATCACTAAGCACTTGCTCCCCATCCTCCGTATTAAATGTACGGCGATAGGCGAGTTTTAATTCTTCTAATTCCTTCATATTTGTCCACGTTGTCTTGCATCAGACGCGACTTTTAACGCTGGTGCTAGCTTCTGCGCTTGGTCTGCTATAGACGCTTCCTGTTGCGCTTGTGCTTGCGCTGCTTGCGCTTCTGCCCTTTGTCTGCGTAACTGGTCTACTTCACTTCTACTACGCACGACACGCGCCGGAATACCTGTTGTTTCAACTAAATACTGTACAAGCTTATCATCATCTAGATAATCCATCACTGGCGCTACTTGCTGCATCTGCAACAACACTTCAAAACCGCGCAACATTGACTGTAGATCTGTCATTTTCTGCGCTTTTGCTAATGGTGATACATATTCAATATCTATGTCTTGACCTTGAAGCTGCTCCGGCGCGGCTGGGAGGAGGCCGTTACGGAGCAGCAATGCAAAAGATCTCGAAATCAAGGGTTGGAGCAACTCCGCTTGAAGCCTACCTAACACTGGACCAAGTAGACGCATTTTCTCTTCGTTCCTTTGCAACACTTCGGTAGCAGTCATAGACGGTCCATTAGCCATTAGCAGCTGATCTACAAAGAAAGCTTGCCTAATAGCGTTACGTCTTTGCTCTTCCATATTTAAACCTAGAGGGTTGTTTGCTCCTATCTGCAACGGCTCTAGTCTATCTCTTGTACCTGTACGGTAAAAGTTTAATGCTCCCGGCGTTGTTCTAACAGGCAACATAAACCCATCATCAGGAACCATTAGCGGAGGGTCGATCTGTTTTTGTGCAGCCCTAATTGTTGTTTCTGCCATTTTGTTTAGCATTTTAGTATCTGGCAGCGCGTTCATTGCCGGGCTACGTCCGTAGGTACTAACACTATCTTTAACAAAACGCGGAACCATAAACGGAAATTCGTCAAAACCGCTTTCAGATAGCAGCTGTCGTGTATCAGCTGTGTAGTAAATAGACGCTACAGGCTTGCTTTTCTTTGCTCTGCCTTTGCTATCCTTACGCGGATGAACCACATGAACAATAGAATGTTCTTTATACGGCTCACTATCTAAACTTTTTTTGATTTCTTGCGGTAAGTTTTCTTCACCAAACTGCATCGCAATGCTGCGCGCTGTTAGTTTAAACTTACGATACACCGTATCGACGCGACCTTCTGCATCTTCACTTATGCAAATCTCCGCAATATGCCGGGAAGAAAACCGTAAACCTTCCGGCGCACTTTCCACATAGAAAGCAGCTGTACCGAATACAACTAAATCATAATAAAGTTCATGTATCTCTTGTTGAAAGTTTGACCTATGAAACGCTTGATACATTTGATCTATGCAAACTTCTAACCATTCGTTAGCCGCATCGTCCTGTTGTAGTGCTGGGTTACGATAGCGCATAGAAAACCACGGCGTACTTGGGGAAGTAAGCATACCGTGTAAACTACTAGATAATAGTTCTACAGCATGGATAGCAGTACCATCAAATAACAATTCTGTACGCTTATCGCCTTGCTGTCGTTTCTTTGTAATGTCTGCTTTTCGCGGCAACATATAATCTGCTAGCTGCTGCCAGTGACTTTCCCAATTCGATCTTTGCGTTTGCAATGTCTTATAGCGTCTATCAAGCTGCGCTATCATAGGTAAAACTTCAGCCATTAGTACATACCTCCATACCCAGACATTAATGTTTTACGCTTTTTACTTTTAGCGCCGCCTTGTGTACGACCAGCCATACGCTGATTTAAACGTTCAATAGGGTCTACTGTAGCGTTTTTCATTCTTTTTGCTGGTTGTGCAGACCGTTTGCCCATAGCGCCAGCTATATTTTTTGGTCGTTTACCCATCATGATATAAGCCCAGCACCAGCTAATCCGGGTGTAGGTTTGAGAAGCGTACCAACACCACTAACTGCATCCGTTAATAAACCTTGTGATGTTGTAAGTATTGTAGCTTGCCGCCCTCTGTCGTAAAAATCTATTGCGCTATCTTCACCTACGCCTGTGCTTTGTTCGCCAGCAACTGACGTATCGGCAGTATCTATTAAACCTGTTTGTAGATCTACTACATCGTTAATAGTTGTATCTGAGCCACCTGTCGGGCTACTTGTATTTACTACTGTATCATCTGTGTCAACAGTAGTTACTTCTGTGACTTCATCTGTTTCCAAAGCCATAGCTTGAGGTCGCGGAGCCATTAAAGCCGCACCCACAACTGCACCAGTAGCCGTTGCAACTGCCGTACCTACCGTACCTAACGCTAGCGTTGTAGCCACACCGTAGCCTACTGCGCCACCACCTACTGCACCTAATATAACTGGAACTGCTGCTGCCATCTAATATCTCCTATGCTGCGAATGGATCATAATCCATTACCGCTTGTCTTTGCGGCGCTGTAACACCGCGTCCTTCTTCTCTAAGACCCACCGCCAAATATCTAAAAGCATCTGCCGCGTGGCTAGAGTAATCATGTACAGGCGTAGCCCTAAAACTCCTAGTGCGCTCGTTATACGCCCGGTGATATTGCCTAAGACATTCCAAGCCATACTTACACTTCTCTCTATCAAAATATAAACGCGGTATCAGCATTTGCGCCGCGTGAATACCATCCTCTATTGGTAACTTAGGAACTACCCGGAAGTTTAATCCGAGATCCCAAGCTATTTCTCGCCTACTCTTACCAGTACCTAACTCTCTAACTTCTATATCATGTGGTGCATTATGCTCACCATATAGATAATTCTTAGAAGAAAGTACCTTACAATAGTGCGGCAACCCTTCCCCACGCGCCTCATAATAATCAATAACGTGAACAGCGCGCCCTATATTCTGCGTAAAAAATATTGCAGTGCTATCGCCTACACCTAAATCCCACCAAGTATCCACCTTGCTAGCCGGGTTGTAGGGTACATTCGTAATCCTACCATCAGCTTGCGCCTCTTCTAACTCTTTTCCATATACCGCACCGGGTACATTCGCGTTCCAGCTACATTCGAACTCTTGTGCATACTGATCGCTCGACATCATAACCTTCGCCGCGTCAAGCTCTTCCTGATCTAATATACCAGTTTCGCTAGCCTTATATACCGCAGCTAACCAATCATCATTCGCTACAGCTTCTTCATACTTTTCATAAAAAGCATTATGCCCCTTCGGGGTGCCTAGAAAAATACAAAACCCTTTTCGATCCGATAACGCCGGACGTAACACTTCTGGAAATACATTCTCCGGCATATCCGCGACTTCATCCATCACGCAGCCATCTAAATATATTCCACGTAAACTATCCGGGTTCTCCGCACCCAGCAAAGAAATCCTAGCACCAGTAGGTAAATCACACCGCAGTTCCGTTTCATGGAAACGTACACCCGGTATCTTACCAGCGTATTCTTTTATATAATCCCACGCTACATTCTTAGCTTGCCTATACGTAGGGGCCATATACGCTAGTCTAGGGTTGTTCTTCTCACACATTAACGCAGCACGTAATATATGATTAATTGCCCAAACAGTTTTACCAAACCTTCGGTGACACACAACAACGCCCCACCTTTTCAATGCCATCTGATTATGCAACTTACGTTGCAACTCTCGCGGCTCGTAAGGTATTTCAATGTGCATCAGTGCTTAGTCTCTTCTTTGCCAAAATCCATAATACCCATATTCTGCAACATTCGCTCGTATATGTCTAACAATAACACAGCGCTCTCGTACTGCACAGTCGCTGAAGAGGCCTCTACAGTTAGCCTACGCAATTCGTTAATGTGACCTAGCAGTACAACGTTTTCCTCTTTCATGGGCTTTCTCAGGCTGTGTGAGGGGCAGACACTATTGTTTAGGTATATTATGTAGTAAGCAGACGCGCGGCAAATTTTGGAGGGTTGGGTCGGTCGGATTGCCAAAAATGCCCACCTAATTCGCATAACATATATTATGTTAACAACGGTTAACGTTTTGTTCTACATACGTGCAGCTTTGTTCTTTTTTTGCAATGTCGAGCTACGATGTTCTGTTTGCGTTCTGCAATCTGACTGCTTCGCGCGCGTAGCTGGGTCACACAGGATGTAATGTCTTACGTATCTCAGTGCCTAACAACAACCTCCTCGTCCTCTTCCTTTGCGCTAACAGCAACGTCACCGCCAGCCCAACTGATCGTGATTGCTGAACTACTTGGTTGATCTTCTTTCTTGTCTCTGATGCCAAATGGCTGGTTACGTGCAGCTGTCCATTTTAGCGTATCAATCTCTAACCTACGCCGTTGTACTTCTGCGTTAATCATACGTGGATCTGCAACGTCCGGCAGTTCTTCCATAGCTAACCTGTTGATATGGTCCGAGTACCATTCGCTTTGAAGTATCCTTGCTTTGCGATACATTTCCCATATCTCTTCATCGGCCTGTACAGCGCGTGTAACGCTACGATAGTTAGGCATAGCTTTGTCTTTAGTAATATCTACAAGCGTCTCACCTTCGGCTAACCTATCGCATATCTTCTGCATTACTTTAATCGTAACAGTTCTACTTGGCATTACAGCTTCCTAAAAAAATGCCCGGCATAACCGGGCTAGTTAACAACAGCAAGTAACAGGCATTGTTGTGGCTTGAGGCTAAACACAACATCTTGCGATTGTAGCATACATATAGCGTATTTCAGTACATTCGGCAATAAATATATTTTTTTTCTGTATACCCCTTGACAGTATCTGTCACATAGTTTAGATGTATAGATGTGGTTGAGATTTCTCCCACGCAATTCCAAACAATAATGAGGTAACAATGAAAAGGAATTACAGAAAAGCTTTTACTGCTTTACAAAAGATTGGCGCGCCTGTTCATGTCAACGAGGATGGCATGTGGATCAGCGGTGAGGACAACACTGATGATGAGATATGGGCTGATTACTATGATTGTTACCATTGGAACCACGATGGTTGGGATTGTGGAGTAAATGGTAAAATCAACAAAATATTGAATGACAACGGATTGATGTGTGAGTGGCAAAATCCCGGTTTGTTGTGGATCTGTGAGGCTTAAAAGGAGGTAAGTAACTGTGTATCACATCAAAGAAATCCAATACTTAAATATAAGTAACAATTTCGAAGGTACTCAAACAGCTGTGTTTGCAATTACTGAGTGCGGTCGAGTGTTCAAAAAAAGAACCGCTAGCTCAGAGGAAAGCGATGCTTGGGGCAAAGTTCTTACGTGTAGAACTTTTGCAAACGTTCCATTTGTACCGACAGTTGTTGAGCGAGATGCGGTCTACGAACAGCTTGATTATTGGGTAGACGTAACAAACGAACAAATTGACGATTAATTAGGAGGTAAATAATATGGCATTATCAAGAGAGTTCTACATTCCAAAAGGCGCAACTAAGATTGCAGCAAAAGATTTGCCTGTAGTGTTCTATGCGTACTACGAAGGCAAAAATCCAGCCCACGAAGTTGCTGCTATGTGTTTTATCGGCAAGCAAAGCAAACCGATCTGGCATTATGGTTTCAAAAGTCACGATGCGTTACAAAAGCTTATAGACAAACAGATCGAAAGCGTCAGGTTATCACAGGAGCGAAAAGCAAAAGAGAAAGCAGAGCGATTAAAACCGCACAGCTTAAAAGTTGGTGACATCATGGTTTGCTCTTGGGGCTACGACCAGACTAACGTTGACTTCTACAAAGTTAAAAGATTAGTCGGTAAATCTATGGTCGAGTTAATCGGCATACGCAGCGCCAACATTGACGATAGCTACGAAGCGCATGGCATGGCTTGCAAAGTTATACCATTGCCCGATCACGAATACGGCGAACCGTTTAAGAAAAAAGCTAACAGTTCTAACTGCGTAAGCATGACTAGCTTTAGCAGCGCGTCATTGTGGGATGGCAAGCCACAATATAAATCATGGTATGCTTGACATATACTGTCATAGTTCTTATATAGGTAGTAGATGGACTACAAAATTACTAAAATAGTTAATCAACACGGCTTTGACGTTTACAGGTTCGAGTTCGAGAACACTGCTAACTTAGAAAGCTTTATCAGTAACAACCTTATCGGCAACCCGGCAATGGCTAACAAAGCAACCAAAGCTGTTAACAATGTGTTGTTGATGTGGGATAGAAATCAATCGGAGGTGTAACAAATGCAACAGCAATTAGAGAATTTATTAACAGCTATCAAAGATGATTATGCAAAAATGCAAAGACGCTGGATTAAAGCTGGCGGTGACGCAGAAAGGCTTGAAGCTAGCATCGTAAAACACGGTGAAGAGCTTGGTTACAAAGTTGGTAAAAAGTATATCAAGATAACAGAAATGAACGGCGGCTCTGCATGGGGCTTTGTTGTTAACTCTGACGATGATCCAAAATTTAGAAAAGGTGACATCTTAAAAGCGGCAAGCTGGTCTGCTCCGGCAAAAAATCAAGCGCGTGGCAATGTTCTTGATGGCGATTTTTCATGGGTTAGATGGACTGGCCCAGAATATTTACGATAGGAGCAACAACATGAAATGGCTTGACCTTATCGGTGACTTTATCGGAGCAGTAGCAGTGTTTGCTGCTCCGTGTATGTTATTTTTTATCTTGTGGGCTTTGCAATAATGCTGTAACGTAGTTTTACTTGTGAGGGGCTTGTGCTACCGAGAGCCGTACTGTTCATTCAGTGCGGCTTTTTTTCTTGTGTGTTTTGCAATAATTTCATAATGTTTTATTGCAGTGTTTGGTGTGATAAGCGAGGGTGGGACTGCAATTTGCCGCATTGAGCTTCTCAGTGCGGCTTTTTTATTATCCAAGTTAAACGTACCAGCGCAGCAATATACTCATTCTTGACGTTTCTCCGTGAGCGTCCTAGCATTTTACCCAGCTTAGTCCATTGTGGACCGCGTTCCCTTCCTACAGCGCTATGTGCAGCTGCCCAGACCAGCTTCCTATCGTCCTTATCCATACGTAAACCCAAATCTAACGCAAAATCTAGCCGATCAACTTGTGCAGCTGTGGGCTGTATCCTTACCTGTTCTACATCAGACCATCCATAGCTTGCCCAAGATTGCACGTAATCAGGCCAGCTGGCTAGTTTCTGTTTACGAAACACTCCCGGCAAAGATCGCTCTGTCTGCGCTGCTTCCATGAACAACTCGTTAAAATCCTCAACTGTCATGTTCGATACATCTAGCGGCATAGTAATCCTCAACGCTTTGACAAAACTTTGCTTGCTCCATTGGTGACAATGTAGCTACATGATTTACTGCTTCAATAAAATTCTGCGTTCCTAACCGGGTTCGCAATAACTTCATAACTTTTTTTAATCGAAATGCTAACGGATCTTGTCGCGCTTCCTCACCAGCTTTCTTGTATGCCGGGTTCATCTTGACAAGTGTTCGTTTAAGTACGTCTTGCTTATAGTTATTAACTATATTGTTATTATAGTTATTTATAGTTACTGCTATATTGTTATTAACTTTATAGTTATTATCTCGCCTCGGTCGGCTCGCGTTAGCGTACAGCGGTTTTCGCATTTGTCAACCCACTATTTCTATCATGCAAAGCTTGCATCTGTGCGCGCTTCTGGATGTACCAATCACTAAGCTTTTCCCAACACTCTGGCTTATCAGCTGGATCACAAATCAAATCCCCGGTAGCCAATATAATCCAGCCACCACGATTAACGTCATGCTCACGACCACACGATTTACATTTATTCATCGTCAATAACCACAAAGCGATTGCCGTGACACTCTTCACAAGTAATGCGTTTCTCTTGCAAGTAACCACCATGCACGTAATCAACTACAGGCTCTTCAACTAAGTAATCGCCCTCACCATCACAGTAAGGGCATTTTTTCATTGGCATTTCAATCTTGCGAGAACCGTCAATCACTGTAACTTCTACAGCGCTATCGCCTTTTTCAACTATGTAAGTCACTTTGCTCTCCATTTGATGCAAGCCTTACCCCAGCGAGTTTTACCGCGTTCTCCGCTGTCCTCAACTTTATCTTCATTCTGTAGTTCTGACAACCTCGGCTGTACAGAACCGTATGGTACGTTTAACAACCCGGCAATGTCCTCAGTAGATAACGCCTGAGATGTTTTCTGTAGCAGCTGATACACCCGGTCACGTATTGTAAGTTTACCTTTGTAATTGCTGTTTGCAGCTGCTTTGCTTGTGTCTGTTGACTGATACCCTATGCCTGTTTCAGTGTATCCCATTTTATTTCTCCTTTATCCAATCAAACCATTGTAAATAAGTTTCGTAAGTTTCCATTGTAAGCACAACTAATGTTGGCTTTCTATCTTTGCGGATAAACAACATATCGCTGTTATCCTGATCGAACGCATCATATAAATCTTGCCACGCTCTAGCTCTGCGCTTGCACTCAGCTGTTAACGCAAGTTGCGGTCCTAGCTTTATGTCACTCGCATAGTTTCCCTTCATTGCACCCGATAAAGGTATGCGCTCTGCATCTACACCACGCTCTTTATGCCAATTCACTATTTCGCGTTCAAACGATGCACCTTTAACTCTCGCCGCCTTACCACCCATGCCATTACCTGTAGAAATCGTTTGGCTGTACTGCGCCGTGTGTGCTATCTTGTATAATACGCATAAATTTAGGTGACGGTATCATTCTGTCCTTGTGGTCACTCGGCAAACACCAGCGCCGGGCAACCGTAGCACCAGCTGCACCTAGTTTCTTTGCTAAAACCGGGTAGCTCATGCCTTGCGATTTTCGCCATTCATCTAGCGTCATAAAAAAAACTCCTTGTAATTTATTTTCCTTGATACTAAGTTAGACACAATCTGTCAATCGAAAGAGAAAAAATGATACGAAATAACTTTTCATGGGCATACAGCAAAGGCTACTATCACCATAGTAACCCAAGTACCCCTGATTTTTATACGTTTTTCGACAAGGGAATACTTCGGACAGAAAGAAACATTGCTCTTGATATTATCAATGGCAAGACAGAAGGTGACATTGCACAAGCTGAAGAGATACTAGCAAAGTTTGGATATTACATAGATTACCGCAACAAAGCACAGTTTAACGACAACGTAAATATGTGCAGCGGTAGGGCTGTAGAATATTTTTGCGATCAAATATTAGTTGATGGTGCAATGCAAGGTGAAGCATACCGGGAAGCATTGAACGTGCTAACGTCACTGCAAACAGGTTCTTGGATAGATCAAGATAAAGTACAACGTCAACTGGAAGGAAGGCAGCTGCCACGTTACAACGAGCAAGGCAAGCCAGCAAAGAAAGACGAGATAGGCACAAACGAATTTGAGCTTGTATGTAAAAACGCGGAGCTTGGTTTACGTGAAGCAATGCACGGTGCTAATGAAATCGTAGGGCAAACAATGCTGCGCGGTAAACTGCCCGGTTGCGAACTAGATTATCTAGGCTTTGGTGATTATCAGGAAGGTGCAGTAGAATTAAAAACACAATGGGATACGAGCGTTGATACTGATAAGCCACGCGCAAACTCTTTACCAAAGAAAATAAAAGATCCGCATCTTAAACAGATTGCCGGGTATTGGCATCTTACTGGCAAAATACCGCGTATCGTGTACGCAAACAGATTAGGTTACGTTGTGTTTGAACCAACAATAGATGAATTAGAATACGCGCTTGCTGATGTAATTGCAGCGTGTCAGCGCCGGGAAAAACTAATGATGGTGACGGAAAACGTACAACAACTGTTAAAGCTGTGCGATCCACACTTTGCCGATAGTTTTGTGTGGCGTGATATGAACCCGGAAATATTAAAACAGGCTAAAGAATTAGGAGGTGTTACAAAGTGAGTAACTTAGAACAAGCCATGCAAGACGTTAACAACCTTAATCAAACAGAAGGTGTAGAACAGCGTGGCGGTAAAAAATATACAATGGTTTCCGTTAGAGTAGAAGCTTTTAGAAGAGCTTTCGGTATGGACTATGGTATAGAAACTGAAATTATATCATACAATGGTGACAACGTTATAGCTAAAGCTGTAATAAAAAACAAAGACGGTATGATAATTGGATCTGGATACGCTGAAGAAATACGCGGATCGTCAAACGTTAACAAAACATCTGCGGTAGAAAACTGCGAGACAAGCGCTGTTGGTAGAGCGTTGGCAAGTATTGGTTTACATGGTGGTCAGTATGCTTCTATCAATGAAGTCGAACAGGCACAGCAAAAAGAAGTTACAATAGATGAAAAAGCGTTTTGGCAAAATTTTGCGGATGAACGTATTGCAGAGGTAAAAGGTATAAAAGATTTAGATGAATTAGAGCAATGGGATGAATATTTTTCTGACCAGCTGGATAAACTCAATTTAGAGTATCCTAAAATTTATGAACAAATCCAAAATGAAGTTAACAAAAGAAAGGCTTTCTTATGAAACCACAATTAGGAAATACTAACTGCCAAATACAAGGCTTTATGAATAACGGACAGGCTGTTAATATGGCTATATCTGCATGGATAAACGAACCTAAAGAAAATAAAGGTGACCCGGCAGCTATGGCTGCGATACAACAAATACATGATATTATGTTACAGCATAGGCTTGTCGTAAGTTTAGCTGTAAGCGCTAAACAAGGAGATGATGCAAAACAATGGCCCAAGATCGGCAGCATAACACTGTTTCCAAATCCGAAAGCACAACAAGAACAACCACAGGCAAACCAATGGCAACAACAGCAACAGCCACCAGCGCAGAAAGCACCGTGGCAGAAGTAAAGCCGTACCCGGCATTAAAAGCAAAATACTATGAGGAAATGAAAAGCTTGTTACTGCAATACAATAATCAAACAATAGGCGTAGCAGCTAAAGAGCTTGGTATAGACCCTACTAATTTACGCACGTTAGCGTATCGTATGGGTGTAGAATTTGTTCGTAGTAACGGTAATGGTAAAACACAAATAGATAAAGTTACGCGCAAGCGTCACATAACTTTACCAATGGAACCGTGGAAGTAAATCGTGGGGCAGACGGAGGTACTGCCCCTTACTTACAATAATAAAACTATGAGGTGATTACAATGATAAAAGAAGTACGTAGGTTAGAATTGCGAGAACATATTACTTTAATATATGATGAAGAAACGCCGTTATTTTTAGGCATAAAGATTGGTGACTATGTAGAAAATTTTGCTCAAGAAGATGTAAATAAAATTAAAAGTTTTGTTACAACAGCTGCTACAAAAATAAAAGATGCAGAATTAAGGTTAAAAAATTCACACTTGTTAGAGAACCAAAAATGATAAAAACTTATTTTACATTTCTTATGATTAGTTATTTTGTGCAAGGTGAGGAGCTAAAGACAAGCATACTGCTACCTAGCTTTGACGATTGTTCGTACAGCATACAGCATATGTCAGACATACTAGAGCCGTATGGAAAAGATGCAGCTGTGTACTGCCAAGGCACTAACGTTGTGTCAAAGGACTATGTCAAACCAATGCCAAAACCGTAGTCTATTTTTTATCCATCATAGACTTTGGTTTTTTATCTGACAAAACCTGACTGTTTTTTGTGTGCGTAGCGCCAGTATGTAACGAACCGTCTGACATTTTATGTGTCGGTCCTTTATACTCTTTGCCGTTTGGCAAAAAATGCTTGCGCTTACTTGCCATAACCTTTGTCCATCATAGACTTTTTAGGCTTACGTTTTTTTCCGTACATTTCCTGTCTCCGCTGCTTTCTTTGCTAGTTTTGGACCGCCAACTTTTTGCATTGTGCCATAAACGTAAGCGTCTTTTTTCTTACCTTTAAGACCTTTCTTTGTAGCGCGATCCATTAAACTTCGTTCTAACTTCTCAGGCATTTTGTTTTTTCCTTTTGTTCATCATAGAAATACGCTTACCTTTTTTTCTAGCATCAGCTTTGCTAGAAGCACCCCATGCTTGTAAAGATTTTAAAAGCCTCGTTGGTCTACCCTTTTCATCACGCTCTGGACCTTTCATGTTGCCCATGCGAGACAAAAAAGATGCGCGTCTTGGGTTGTTACCAGATTTTACAGGCGCTTTTAAATTAGAACCGGGATTAGCGCGCTCGTAAGATCTACGACCTTTTTCATTTAGACCGCCGCTTTTTGCTTTACCCTCTTTACGCTGCCATGCTGGTGACTTTGCCATGACGCTACCTATTCATCATAGATTTTTTCTTAGGTTTCTTTGCGGTCTTTGCTGCATCTTTAAAATTCTGTGCAGTAGGCGCGCCGGGTGTGCCGGGCTTCCTCATTTTTTCTCCACTTCCGGCAGCAATTCTAGCCTTTTTTAACCTGATATTTTCATAAAGACCGTGTTTCTTTCCATGTGGCATTGCTTTCTCCTATACCATTAGTTCAAAATGTGGACCATCAATAAATGGTCTGCGACCCTGACCACGCCGGGTATCAATATAATCGTTCATTGCAGCTTCCATTGTGCCATCCCAATGCGCTATGTTTGGAACAGTCCATGCTGCGCCCCAGCGTACAGGAACATCACAAGCCCTTGCACCTTCTGCCATTGCATCAGCTATATCGTCATACAAGTTTAGTTCCCAGCTTGCCCGGCTACCAATGTACGCCATAAGATCTACAGCGATACCATCAATGTGCTTAGATTTCATTGTTTGACTTGCGCCTTTTGCCACAAGAGCTTTCTGCTCTTCGATAGTTCGCAAGCCACAGATAACACCAAAGTCTATTTTAGTTGCACCGATTGCGTGTTTAACAACAGCAACCATGCGCTCGTCTACACCTTCTAATCTTTCAAGGCTACGCTTTCCTAGTTTAAAACTCATTGCTCAACAAACTCCTTTGTTCCACACAATCTTTCATACACCATGTCACTGCTATAAGCTTCTGCCCATTTGTTTTCTGTAAATGTACAGAACGCCCACAGGTCATTTACGTCTTGATCTATCAGTCTAATCAATTCGTCTTGCGCCGACACAGTTTGTTGCAAGTGTTCTAAATCATGCACAAGCCCGGAAATATACCACACTAATGCCACCAGCTGCACAACCATTGCAAACGCTAAACCAACATTAACTTTCATTTTTTGCTATCCGTTTTTTGTAACTTGTCAAATGAACGCATACCACCAATACCAAGCATACCAAGTAACAATGGCATCATTACTGACATATCAGCTTGCGGTATTGCAAAACCAAAACCTAATGCAATGGGCGCAACCATGTAATTTATTCCTAATGATATACCACAAATCCAACCGATAAGTGGACGCCAAGAAGCTTGAAACCAGTTACCTTGTGCATCAGCTTTTAAAATTTCTAACTGTTGCATCATCAAAGCTTGAGAATTTTTCTCTGCCATTGTTGCAATTTCGTGGGCTAGCTTTGCTTTCTGATCTTTATCTTCAATAACTTTATCAAGAATATTGCTTACTGGATCTACCAGCTTTCCTAATAAATCAAACATCAATCTCCCTCCATTTGTATGCTTGCTTTTTTCGGCTCCGCTTTTGCAGCATACGCATTAAATCCCATAAAGGCAGCAACCACACCTGATGCAGCAATCACGTATACACTTGCTATATCTGTGATAAGACTAGCTGCTTTGTCAAAGCCAAGAACAGAAGCTAACAAAATAATAAACGGATATATGAGCATCCCGGCAAGAGCGAACCCGGTAAACCTACGCTCCGCATTGCGCTTTAGATCTCGGTCAATCATTTCTAATCTGCGATCTTCCAAAGCCAGTTTGTTCCACTCAGCTTTTTCTATAACGCCGTTATTGTTTAGATCGGCTTTTTCAAATTCAGTCATTTCAAAGACCTTGCGTATTTAATAGCTACGTTTTTAGCGCGTGTTATTATAACAACTTTTCCGTTTTTATCATAGATAATATATTTATTACGCCACTCTTTTAATATCACCGTTCAATTTTAATACACACTACTTTAGAGTTTTGGCTAGTGACTAGCACCTTTGCTTCTGCTTTGCCTTGCTTACAAGCCTCTTCACTCGCGTAACTGTTTATATGGTAATGGTCGAATGTGCCACTTACCAGCTGTATCCATAGCAATACCCACATCACCACCGACCTTGATATTTGCCAATGAAATAGAAAATGCAAAACAAAATACCGCCACTAAGCAGAAAAATGACGAACCCAATAACAAAGTTAATAATCGCATCAATCTGTTCCTGTTTTTTATAAGCTGCTTCTTTTCTTATACGCCGTTGTTCTGCCTCAATTCTTAAAATTTCTTTCCACGCGGCTGGTCCGTACAAAAAACTGATCTCAGCCCGGAGCGACTCTCTCATTTCGTCGAGCTTGCGCCTGTTGTTCCATATCAAAATAGCGTTTTCTTCATCCGATCCTTTAAATGTTTTTTCCCAAAAAGGTGGATTTTTTTGCCGTTCTTCTATGCGCGTAAAATCTGAAACGGCCTTTCCCCAAGTAGCTAAAGAATTTCCCATCGACATGAGATCGTCTCCGGCACTAATGGCAGCGCGAAGTGTTTTGTACGCGCCAGTTGCCATAGCTACCGCACTAACCGGGTCCATTTGCCTAGCTCAGAAATGTCATGCGTAATAGTAGCAACAAGCTTGCACCAGTAATACAAATCATTATCGCTTCCATACGCTTAACGCGATTGTAAAGATCTTTATGCTGTATTTTCATTTCGGTTTTCATTTCGATAACGTCCTTTTCAACATCATCTATCCGAGCATGAGCTTGGTTAAGTGTACGTGTGCGCTTATCCATAAACTAAACCCTTTATATTGTATAAGTTGTTTTGTTTGTTGCCGTTTCATTAACAGGTGCAAAGTTACTATTAATACTACTGTCTTGTGAGTAGGTAATTTT